TCATGGAAATCGGCACCGAACTCATGTACGTCACCTCTGTGTCAGGCACCGCCGTCGGCGTGATGCGTGGCTACGGCGGATCGGTTGCAGCGGCACATTCGACAGCAGACATCATCCGGTCCAGCCCTGCGTTCCCATCGAACATGATTCTCGACGCCTTGAACGACGACTTGAACGACCTGTCGGCCCGCGGCATGTACCAGATGTCTACGAAAACGTTTACCTACACGTCTGGTACCGACGGCTACGACCTGGCTTCCAACGCTTTGGGTGTCCACAGGGTCACCTACACGGACCCGGGGACCGACAAGTCTGAACCCGAGGTTCGCCGTTGGACTATCCGCCGCAACCGGGACACGGCGACGTTTGCTTCCGGCGTTGCACTCGTCTTGCAAGACATCCCGACATCGGGTCAAACGGTGCGTGTCGAATACAAGGCACCTTTCACGACTCTCACTTCGGCTGCGTCCACGCTTTCGTCTACAGGATTGCATACGGAGGGGTACGACTTGCCTCCGTTGGGGGCGGCGTTGGCTCTGATGTCGTTCAAACCGATTCAGCGCGAGTCGATTACACATCAGGCACCTGTGCGCCGCTCCGAAGAAGTCCCATCCGGGGCCATTTCGGCTTCGATGCGTGACCTGAGGTTTCGCAGGGATCAGCGGATCTCTGCTGAGGCTTCACGCCTCAGCCAGTTGTATCCAACAACGTGGCTGCGTTCCGGGGAGTAACCGGTGGCTGTTTCCCCGCAGTACGACATTTCAATCGACGGCCGCGGCTACCTCGTTGACTACAGCGGGTTTCGCCGCCGCACCCTCCCAGCGCAAAAAGAGCAGCGCGACATGGGAAGCGATGTCGGTGAGAACACGCTGTCAAACGTCGGCCAGTGGGTGCGTTCGCAAACCGACTGGTCCCACGGTGCAGGCCAGGAACATTACGACCTAACCGACTCTGATCGTCGCCGCTTTCACACGTCTAAGAACATCGACGTGTTCACCAAAGGCCGGATGTCAATGTTGAAGGCGTTGGATACGAAAGAAACAGGGTCCAACACGAACATGTATGCCCGTGTAGTAAACGGCACGGTGTTCTATTTCTCCGACGGCACCGACCTAAAGTACGGCGACCCGAACGCTGCCGCGGACCCTGACTACTCGTCTACTACGACGCCGATGGGCGGCACGATAAGCGACTGGACCTCAGATGGTTCAAACGTGTATGCCGCTGTTGGCACCGCCGTGAAGAAGGCAACGGTTTCGTCTACGACAACGGCTTCCACCGTCGGCACGTTTGCTGCCGACGTGATCGAATACGCCAACGGTCGCCTCCTCGCAGCCGACGGCGCACGCCTCGTCGAACTCAACTCGTCTGGCACCGTCCTCACGTTCGACAACACCCTGTCAGGTACCTGTGTTGCCCTGAGAGGCGGTCCACAGGCCCTGTACGCCGCTTACAACATCAACGGGCAGGGAACCCTCTATTCGATAGGTGTAAGCGCCACAGACGGCTCCCTGTCGTACCCGGTTCCTGCTGCGATTCTGCCGCAAGGCGAAACCTTTTCAGGACCGTTCAGCGTGGACACCTTCGGTGACATCATGGTTGTCGGAACATCCACCGGGGTGCGTTTCGGCGTCATCAACTCCAACGACCAGGCATCGGTAACTTTCGGCCCGGTGATAGACGACGGCGGTGCAGCCCACGGGGTGCGAATCTTCGGCCAGTACGCCTACTGGGGCACCAAGAACGGCGACACATACAAAGCCGATTTGACGATGTTCACCGACACACTGGTTCCAGCGTATGCCCGCCACTTGGCTCACGATTCATCGTCATACGGCAACGTGCAAAGCATCGAAATCTTTGGCGACAAGATGCTGTTTACTGACAGCAACGGCGAGCTGTACGGTGAGTCCTATGCAGGTAACCTTTCGACGGCATCCGAACTTACGGTAGGCGTGGTCACGTTCGGAACAGTGGCCTCCAAGGTCGCCAGGGCCGTGTCGGGCCGGTTCTCCAAGGAACAGGCGACATCTGGTTCAGGCGACTTCGACTACCGGCTCGCAGGCGTGGACTACAGGTCCGGTTCATACAACTACCGTGGCCTGGTGGCCGGTGTGGCGGGCACCACCACCGTTACTGTCACCGACGGCGACAACACATCCACGGCGATGGTGCTGTCAGCATCCGGTACCGAAACCTCTTACACCGCCACGGACCCGGCGTCAGAAACCTTCGTTGTCAAAGCAGCCCTCGCCAGAGACGCCGCCGACACGACGACAGGGCCGATTCTGGAACGCTGGTCCCTGGATGCACGCCCGCAACCGGAACGCATCGAAGAAATCATTGCACCCCTCGTCCTGGCGGGCACGGCGTTGACCAGTCACGGCGCAGGCGCACCAGTCGCATACGACTCCAAAGACCATTACCTGCATTTGCGTTCACTCGTCACCGAAGCCAAAGCCGTCACCTATGAGGAGGGGGACAGGTCCGAAACCGTCACGGTCGAAGACCTGGAACTTGCACCAATCCGCTTGTCGGATGACAACTCGTATTGGGAAGGCACGCTTGTATGCCGGATGTTGACAGTTCCATAACCCTCGCGGAGTTCGCTGCAACCCCGAAGCCGCCACGGCGGCTACCACGGTGGTCTGATTGCCTCCCCCGTGAAGTCGTGGAACAGATCATGGCATCCAACGAGGATGCGTCACAGGTGGCGGCATGGTTGAGGCTTGTCGGATACCCGGATGCGGCGCCGCAACGGGTGAAGGCGTTGATAAATGACCGCGACCGCCAGGCAATGAATGTCTGACAGCCTCGCAGAGTTCGCTGACGCGGCTCCGATGCTCGACCGGCTCAACCGGTTGGAGAAACAAGCCACCCGGGCCAAAACCGAGCTTTCTGTCGCCCGGAAGCAAAACAGGGCGCTCGCAGACCAGTTGGATGAAGCCGACGTTCGCATCGGCGCATACGAAACCGCCGCCAACAAGAAACCCCCGAACTGGGTGTCGCCTAAACGCCCCAAGTCGAAGTCGTCGGCAACCGTTGTCGCCGTCCTGTCTGACACGCATTGGGATGAGGTCGTCGAAGTTGAACAGGTCGGCGGAGCCAACTCTTACAACAGGCGCATCGCCGAGCTCCGTTTGAAACGCTTTTCAGACAAGGTGATCGAGTTGTCCCGGGACTACGTCGCAGGCTTAGACCTTGACGGCCTGGTACTCATGCTGGGCGGGGATCTAGTCTCGGGGCACATCCACGACGAACTCGTCGAATCCAACGAGGCATCGTCGTTGGCAACCGTTGTCCACTGGTCGGCGCAGTTGGCTGCTGCGATCAAACAGTTGGCTAACCATTTCGGTTCCGTGCATGTACCTGTCGTGGTCGGCAACCACGGCCGCATGAAACCGGGCAAGCCCAGAATGAAAGGCCGGGTCACCGACAACCTTGATTGGTTGTTGGCGACAATGTGCGCGAACCATCTCAAAGACGACCCGCGGGTCACCTGGCAGATAGGCCAGTCGGCGGACTGTTTCGTGGACGTGTATGCAACCCGGTTCCTACTCACCCACGGCGACCAGGTTCGAGGCGGCGGCGGCGGTGTCGCTGGTCTGTTCCCGGCTGTGTTTCGGATGCGAGCCAAGAAAGCCGTCAACGATGCTTTCGACTGCATGGTGATCGGACATTTTCATCAGCTCATTTTGGCTGCCGCTACGGGCCTCGTTGTCAACGGCACCGTGAAAGGCGTAGACGAGTTTTCCCGCATCGGCCTCAACTGCGCCGATCAGCCACCCCAGCAGGCATTCATGGTTGTCACCCCAAAGTATGGGGTGTCTATTCAGGCCCCGATCTATGTCGAGGACCGCACTAAGGAGAAATGGTGACTTTCCCTACCGACGCTATTGAGCGTCTGACTTTCACAGCGTTGCAGGCATTCCTGTCGGTGTTCATTATCACCGACCTGGGAACGGTCGAAGCTGGTTTGATCGCAGCAGCAGCAGCGGCCCTCAGTTTGTTGAAAAGTATGGTGGCTCGGACAACCGGCACACCAGGAACCGCGTCGCTGGCCGATTAGTCACAGCGGTTGAACCCCGCCTCCGGGGGGGGGGGATTCAACATCGTTGCCAGATCGTCGCCGGAGACCTCAAGGAAGTCGGCCACCTGGAAGGCGTAGAGGTCAAATGCCGCGTTTCCTTCTTCCATTCGACGAAACGTAGACGCAGGCACCTTCATCATCGCCGCGGCGTTCGACTCGGTCACCCCCAAATGGTTGCGCCGCACCCTTATGGCGTCAGCCACGACGCCGGCACCGGGAGGAGCGGCCGCATTCAACGCCTCGACCAACATGGCTCTCATGTCAGACATCTGCCCGACAATCGTTGTCTGCATGTCCGCCACGGTGTCTTGCACGTCGCGTAGATCTCCAAGCAGGTCAGCGAAATCTTTTTCCGCACCAGCCGGAGACTCCAACAGCTTGAGGCACCGTTCAGCCGACAACCCCAAATACTCGGCTATCACAGCCATGTTCTTGTAAGGCTTCGACTGCCCCAACTCGACGCGAGACAACTTCGTCTGCGTGAACCTCAAAGTCTTCGCCGCATCCTCTTGACGGATGCCATTTATCTTTCGATGCTTCCGCATCGCTAGCGCCAAGCCATTCATAGGCAGTCCCCACTATCCCTAGACGATCTACCGGAAAATCTACTCGCCCACCCGGAACATGTCAATACCTGCGACCACTCATCGCTGCCCGCAAACGCTCAGGAGACGCCAACCCCACATAATGCTGAGTCGAAGACAAATGCTCATGCCCCAACATTTCCTTCACAACCTGAATATCCAGCGTCTTCTCATACACATCCGTCGCAGCCGTCGCCCGTAACCCGTGAGCCGACATGCCGTCATAGGCAGCCCGCTTTACCCCGGCACCCTCAAATATGCGGGCCATCCGCTGATTGATCGAAGACTCCGTCAATGCCTCAAACGTATATCGCATCCGCAACAACGGCCCCGACACCCACTCCGCCGCACCCAAATGCCGCATCAACACGCTGCGTGTCTGATCCGACAAAGGCAACGTCCGTTCATTGCCCCCCTTGCCCTGCACCCAAACGGTGCCCCGCTCCAAATCCACATCAGCACACTCCAGGCGGCGCACCTCCACGCACCGTAAACCCTCCTGCAACATCAACGAAGCCATCAACTCGTTAGAAGCCCCTCGAGCTGCCTGCGGGGCAGCATCTCTCCGCCGCGCAGACGCCAACACCGCCGAAGCCTGAGAAGACGACAACGGGCGAGGCACCCGGCGAGGCACCCGAGGCCCATCCACCTCCAACATCACGTCAAACCGTAGATGCCCCTCCCCATACAGCCACTTACTAAACGACCGCAACGAGCTCCACCTGCAACGCTGCGACGCCGGCCGCAAACCACGTTCGTACACCCACACCGAACATGGCTCCGCGTCAAAATCGCCAACCAGGCGGACACCGGTTTCCTTCACAAACTGGCGCAACCGTTTCCGATACGCAGTAGCCGACGACTTCTCAAACGCCGGGCGACACGTCCCCAACCACTCGTCAACCAACACCGTCAACACGCCGGATTCGCAATCATCAGACGAAGGCATGAAGCGGAGTGTTTCACGTCCAACTATCTGTCGCAAGTTGTCGGGTATTGACACGTTGCACATCCTTCGTGTATCGTGAGACACCTAAACAAAGGGACCGAAGCGACACCAGCAGAAACATGGGGTTGTGGAGGCAAAGGTTGTTCGCCTCCAAACCCTGACCCGATTCCCTGGGTGTGATGCCGGTGTTGTGGTCCCCCCGCCTACTGCCTTTGGGGGTTTGCCATGAGTGACGAAGGATACATCGAACCGGGTCTCGTTGCCAGTACCACGCTGGCCTTTCTGCGTGGTGAGCGTGAGTCGCAGGGTCCGAAGCCGACTGCGTTTGGCACGTCGATGCGTGCTTCGTCGGCGCATGGTTGTGAACGCAGTCTGGCTTTGGATGCGGCTCAGGTTCCCGAGTGTGAGGAGATCGGGTACGAGACGTTGCTGGCATTCAAGTTGGGCGACGCGATGCACGACTTGGTTCAGCGTGGCGTGGCGGCGATGTTCCCTGATTTCAAAGCTGAGGTGCCAGTCGATTTGCGGCCGTTTGGCTACGACGTGTCCGGTTCGGCTGACGGCGTGATGGTCGAGGGCGACGAGTTGACGGTCCATGAGATCAAGACGATGAAGCCGTATCCGTTCAACCTTTCGGTGGCATCGGGCGCTCCGAGGTTGGGCGACATTTTGCAGGCCGGGATCTACGTGTACGGGATGGGTGCTGAGGCGATCCGGTTCATATACATCTGTAAGGAAACGGATAAGCGGTCGGGGCGGGTGCCGGGCGACACGCAGGAGTTCCGGTTGCGGATGGGCGACATGGTTGATGAGGCGGGCGACACGGTGAAGTCGCTCGTTGAGAACGAGTTGATGCGGTTGCAACGCATTTCGGAGTCGGCCGCTGACGGTGTGATCCCGCCTCGAGATATTCCTGGTGTCGGGTTGGTGGATTCGCCGCCGCGGTATCAGGCGGATCGGGGCCAGCCGTGGAACTGCCGCTTCTGCCGGCACAACTCGACGTGCCGTGTCATGGAGTCGGGGCCGGTGCCTGTCGAGTTTGCTGCTTCGTTTGTTTCTGAGGCGTGGACTGCGCCTAAGCCTGTGGATGTGGCGGCGTGAGCGCCCAGCCTCGTTCGCAGCAGTCGTCGCCTCGACGGTTTCGTTGCCAGCATTGCATGACATATGTCGGGTCGAAGATGTTGCGGGCCGACAAGTACGACGGGCATTGCCCGATTTGCGGCACCGAGATTGAGGTGTCGTCGTGACATTGACGTTCGATGGTTACACCTACGCCGCTTCCCTCGACGAGAAGCGCCTGTCCGCACAGTGGGTGGCCGTCAGGGACCTGATGGTTGACGGGCGGTGGCGGACGTTGTCGATGATTGGTGCTGCTGTTGGGGCACCTGAGGCGTCGGTGTCGGCTCGGCTCAGGGATCTTCGCAAACCCCGGTTTGGGAGCTGGGTCGTGGATTGCCGGCTTGTCGTGGATGGTTTGCATGAGTACCGGTTGTCGATTCCAGATGAGGGCGGTCAAGCGTTGCTATTTGAGGAGGTCGGCTGATGGCTGGCGGAAACTTCAACCTTGAGGATTACGAGGAAGTCAAGGACCGGTTGCCGAAGTTTTGGGCGGCGCACCCTGGTGGCCGGATCTACACGGACATGGTCAGGTTCGATGAGGACTCTGGAGTTGTCGTGTTCAAAGCGGCCCTGTACCGGGGCGACGAGACGACCCCGTTTGCTACGGGGTGGGCGCGAGAGCTGAAAGGCGACGGGTTCGTGAACAAGACGAGCCATGTTGAGAACTGTGAAACGTCTGCGATTGGGCGGGCGTTGGCGAACGGGATGCTGCTGGATGGTTCCAAGCCGCGGCCGTCCCGTGAAGAAATGTCAAAGACAAGCAAGGCAGCGGGGTCTAGGGCCAGGCGACCCGAAGTCAACCAGGAACTCCCCTCCGACAAGGTTGACGGCCCCGCTGCCAGTTCCAACGAGGCAGATGACATTGCTGCTGACACTCAGAAGCTTGCGGTGAGGGCGAAGGCGTTGGGGATCGCCCCGCCGGCGTTGTTGAAGCTTGCGTCAAAGGCGCTGGGGCGTGAAGTGCGTAAAGGGTCGGATCTTCGCAGTTTCAAAGACATCGAGGCTGTGAACTCTGCGTTGGATGAAGTTGACACTAAAGAGGAGGCGTTCTGATGACGTTGAGGATTCAAGGACATGGCCGGTTGGTCGCCGACCCGGAGTTGAGAGACGTGGGTTCATCCCGTCAGGTTGCGAACATGCGGATCGCTGCCCACAACAAGAAAGGCAAGGACGGCAAATCTGAGGCCCTGTTCATCGACGTAGAAGCGTGGGAGGACTTGGGCGTCAACTGTGCGGCCGAGCTTCGCAAGGGCGACGCCGTCGTCGTGGTTGGCCGGTTGCAGGAAGATTCGTGGGTCAACAAGGAAGGCCAGGAGCGGAAGAAGTCGAAGATCACCGCTGATGACGTGGCGAAGGCTGTTTCGAGGTGGCCTGAGGACGGCGGCGGGAAGCCTGCTGCGGGCACCGACGACGAGGATCTTTGGTAAATGTCGTCGTCGCCTAACAAAGCGAAAGGCACCCGGTTTGAAACCGAGGTTGTCCGGTTCATCGCTGAACGCAAGCCGTATCTGGTGGAGCGCCGCGCCCAGCATGGGGCGTTGGATCGTGGAGACATTGTCGGCATCCCCGATTGGGCTGTCGAAGTGAAGAACGTGAAGGACTGGTCGTCACGGTTGGGGGCGTTTGTCGCTGAGGCTGAGACGGAAGCCGTGAATGCCCGCGTCCCGTTTGGTGCTGTCGTCGTGAAGCGCCGCAACGATTCTGTTGGCCGTTCCTATGTGGTCATGTCGTTGGAGCAGTTCGTCGAGGTGTTGCCGTGACCAGGGTTGTGAACTGGTTTCGGGGCAGGCACAGGCTGATTGCCGAGTTGCACAACTTGGATCGGGCCGTGCGGGAACTAATGAACCGCCAGTACGCGAACGATGTGGCGTGGGACCAGTTTGAGCGGGCGCACGACGGGTTGCGGGCCGATCTGGTGGCAGCGCAGACGAGATGTTCGCAACAGGACGTGTTGTTGTCTGCGTTGGGGGCAGTCGAGTTGTCGAAGGCGGATGCGGATGGGTGACATGGAGCTGTTCGACGGTTACGACTCTGTTGCTTCGTCAGCTCAGGCTGACAGGTTGTTTCAGGCGTGGCGGGCAACACCTGACTGTCGGCCGATGTTGGCTTCGACTCGGACGGACACGATTACGAGGCGAATATGTGAAGCGGTGGATGCCGGGTTTGATACCGAAACGATTTTCGGTGCGTTGGAAACTTGTTACAAGTTTTCTTCTAAGAGGGCCTGGTCTGTGTCGTTGGACATAGCGAGACGTGAGACACGGCAGCGGCGGCAGCCCGTGTTTAGCGACACACAGGCAGCGATTCTAAGAGTTCGGGAAAACAACGGTGGGTTACAAGTTACGCAAATGGAAGCTTGAGGCGGCATGTCGCGGGGAGAAAGCGGAAGTCTTTTTCGAGGAACGGTACTACGACTTGGCGCAAGCGTTCTGTTCGATTTGCCCGGTGAGAGACAAGTGTTACAACGCCGGAAAGCGGGAGGAGTTCGGCGTGTGGGGCGGCGTAACGAAAGGCTGGCTCGACGATGACGACGGAGACTGGTGACATGATTTCGTTGACTTCGGTCCCTGGTGAAGTGTTCGTAATGCCCTGTGTTCGACATGACAACAGGTTTCTGTGTTTCCGTGGCGACGACCCGGATGGGCGGGAGGCTGTCGTGTTCGTTGGTGAAACCGTCAACGATGTTTCTGAGGCGGTGGTTCGCATGGTGGACACGGCGGTGGTTGTGGACCGTGACGGCTTGGTGGCGTTGGCTCAAGCGTTTTTGGCGGCGGCGCTGGACATGAACCCTGGTGGCGGGTCTGGTGGAGCTCTGCATCCCTCGAGGAACGGTGGCGGCTGATGGAGTTGTCTGATTTGTTGGTTGGTTTGCGGCAGCCGTGGATGAATGATGCTGCGTGTAAAGGCACCGGTACTGAACTCTTTTTTCCTGAACAAAATCCGCCGACCGAACTTATTGTGATCTGTAATACGCAATGTTCGGTGCGTGCCGAATGTCTACAATATGCGTTAGATAACTGCGAACAGTTCGGTATTTGGGGCGGTAGAACGGTGAATCAGCGTCGCCGTTTGCGAGCATTTTCTATGCCAGATAGTGATTCTTTGCGGGATTGTCGGAGTTGTGGTGCTTCGTTTGTCCCGTCGCGGTCGGGTCATGTGTCGTGTAGCCGTGAATGTGCGTTGGCGTGGTGCGCTAAAGAGCGTAGTGAACGCCGCCGGCTGGCGAGGGTTGCGTGATGGCTGTGCGAATCGAAGGCCCTGTGTCGTGGCCGGCGCCTGGTTCGATTGCCAAGTATCCGTGGGCCGACTGGTTGGACGGGTCGCGTTGGACGGTCACGTTGGACGACATGTTGCGTGGTTCGTTGGAGTCGTTTCGGAACTACCTGTACAAGATTGGTCGCCGGGAGGGTTTGACGATCAAGTCGAGGTTTGTGGGGTGTGACCCGTTGACGGGTGACCCGTTGGCGGTTGAGTTCCAGGTGGTGTCTGGTGAGTGATTTTGTGCCGGACGCCGAGTATGACGGTGAGCTGTGGTGCGGGGAATGTCAGGCGGATACTTGGCATACGGGTCACCGGTTTCGCCGTGAGGAGCAGGCGACGTGTGAGGAGTGCGGCACGGTTGTTGAGGACCGGTATGTGTGGACTCAGGAACCTGATCCTGACCGTTGGTATGACGGCCGTGTAGATCGGGAAGCCGATGGCCTCGTCTGCTGATTCTGTCGTGTCGTCGTTCACGGCGAAGGAACGCAAAGCCCGCGACAGGGAACGGGCACGCCTAGCTGACCTGGGTGTGGATGATCCGATGTTGAAGCTGCCGTATGACCGGGCTGATGCGAAGGATTGGAATGATTTGGTGTTGCGTCTCGTTGCGTTAGAGGCCGATGGGTGAGGCTCGGGTCGCTTTGCTCCGGGTACGGCGGACTCGACCATGCTGTCGCCAGCCACTACGGGGCCGACCTCGCATGGGTGTCAGAGATCGACAAGGGCTGCTCGCTTCTGCTCGCGGCCCGGTTCCCGAATGTCCCCAACTTGGGGGACCTCACCAAGGTGGACTGGGACCAGGTGGAGGCGGTGGACATTCTGTGCGCCGGGTTTCCTTGCCAACCGTTCTCCCATGCGGGGAAGCGTTTGGGTGGCGACGATGAGCGCGCCATCTTCTCCTACATCGCGGACGCCATCCGCGTTCTTCGACCCGGAATCGTGGTCTTGGAGAACGTCGCAGGCATCCTTACTCTCGGCGGTCCCGGAGTGCTTGGAGAGGTTGCCGGCCTGGGGTACGACTGCCGATGGGGTGTTGTACGAGCTTCAGATGCCGGAGCGCCTCACCGCCGCGCGAGATGGTTCTGCATTGCTCGGAACACCGACGAGGGACAACGCTG